TAGTATCTACATTATCACTAGTATCTACATTATCACTAGTATCTACATTATCACTAGTATCTACATTATCACTAGTATCTACATTATCACTAGTATCTACATTATCTGGATTATTTTTTAAACTTAAAGCATTTTTAATTTCATTTTCTATATTTTCTTTTTTTTGAATCTTTTTTCAATACTAAGTATATTATTCATTAAATTTAATGATAATATTTTTGAATTTTGTAAATCGTTAGTATATTTTTGAAATTCACTAGAACTAGTACTTAGATTATGTAATTCATTTATTTTATTATAAGATAATTTGGAATATTTTACACTTTTGTTTAAAGATTCAGATAATTCGTTTTTAAAAAATGCATCTTCTGGATTTAAAATATGATTATCTCTTACTTTCTTTGTTTTATTCATAAGGATTATAGAATATATATTATACTGTTTTGTTCTTAATAGTAAAACATTAAACTTTAATATATCATTTGTATCTTTTTCTAATTCTATTATACTTTGCTTAAGATTAATATTAGTATTTGCTAATAATAATTCATTCTGTAAATCTTCTAAATCATGTTCTGCATTTTTAATTTGTTCTTCAGAACTTGTTAAATTATTAGCAAGTATTAAATAATTATTTTGTTTAGTTTTTATTTTATCTTCTAACATAGTTTTTTTTTGAGTTAATAAAGATAATTTTTGTTCATTTGTAAGTCCTTTATTTTCTATTTGTTTATCTAAATCATTATAATTAGTTCCTCCTATTATTTTTCTTGGTTTATTAATAAAATATAATATAACTAATAATAGAATTAAAATAATTCCTATCATATATTATTTATATATAAAAAAAATTTAATATATTATATATATTATGAATTATAGTAGTATATTTGAGAATTATAACAATTGTAAAAAAATATTAGGTAGAATTTTAGAATCAAATGATAATTTATATATTAAAAAAATATTAGATAGTATTGGGGATAAAACTATATCATTTATAGTTAATACTCAATATTTATATTTATATCAAAAAAAAATGAATATTTTAAAGTATAATAAATCATTACACATATATAATATTGAGACAAATATAGACATAGTACTTAACGAAGATATAATGGATTATATAGATAATATGTCTAATAATGAATTAATTTTATTACTTTTAAATTTAGAAAAAAATAAAGTAAATAATATAAAATTATTATTAGAAGAAAAAGAAGACTCCATAAAAAATATAGAATTAGTTGATATAGATTTATTACATACTAATTACAATGATGAAATAGAAAATATTATACATAAAACAGCAGAAATAACTAGTGATAAAATAGTTGAGAAAATAGCATCTATAGGATCTAATATAAGTATAAATAAAGAAATATATGAAGAAGATAATCTTGAAGAAGATAATCTTGAAGAAGATAATGAAGAGGAAATTGATATAAATAATGAAATGAATAAAATAAAAGAATATGAAAAACAGTATCCGGAAGAAGATAAAAAAAATGAAATAGTTGAATTAAGTGATTATGATTTAAATCTGTTAGATAAATTATAAATTAAACTTTTATATCTTTAAGAGATTCTAAATAAGAATTTTCAAATATCATATTACCACTATCAGTTCTTATTAACTGCATTTTATTTTCAAATTCTATTTGTTCATCTTTATCGTCTTCTTCTTCTTCATCAAATACCATTCCACAATTTCATCCCATGTATCCGTATTCATATTATATCTTTTTTCTTTTATTTTATGTTGAAGTATTGATTCACTACATAAACTAGTGCACATAATACAACCAATTTTTTTTTGTTTTATTGATTCATTAGTTCTACCAAAGTCACAAATACCAAATTTGTGTCTACATATTTTTTGAGATAATTTAAGTGCTCTGAAACTTCTTCTCTCCAAATTTGACATGTAATATAATCACTAGCTTGTTGAATATTTGGATATTGAAGTTTTTTATCATTCCATCTAGGACTAGGATGAACACTAATAGCCATTATTGTAATAACTCAGTATTATATAGAATCAATTTTAAAAAAGTAAAATATATAAAAACTAATTAAATTTAATTACGATAAGTACACCAAGTTCTTTGACATCCTCTTAAATATACTGGATTTTCATATATATTAATTATTTTCATAGTTAAATATGTATTATTACTAGAATGTAATCTATCTAATTGGTCACCAATATTATATTCATCTTTCACTTGTTCTACACCACCTATTATAAAATTAGTAAGTACTATACATGTCATAATGTGTTGTTTATTACATGATATATGAACTATATCATTTATTTGTGGTAAATTTTTCATAATTGCTCTACCTTTTGATTGATAAATTATTCCACTATTAATATTATTTTTAAAATCTGATATAAGTTTTTTATAATTGTATAATTTAGAACTCCATGAAACTTTCCACGTTTTAGTCATTATTGTAATAACTCAGTATTAAGTTTAATCAATTTCAAAAAAAAGTGAAATATGTGTAAAATTGTAAATTGAAAATAGTAAGATTATAAATAATTATTGTGGAGGTAACCAAATAATAGCACCGGAAATATCATCTGGTGCAATTCCAGGTTGAACTGTAGAAATTACTTCACCACATTTCTTATTTCTACATTTAAGACAGTTATGATTTTCCCAATGTACAAAATCCCAATCACTTAACCATTTTTGACCTGCATAACGAACTAAATCCTCCGCTGTATAAAATTCTTGAAGAGATTCATTTTCATGAGTTACATCAAAAATACCATCACTACCTGATATTATTTTCACATCATCAGTAGATTGATAATTTACAGTAAGCACACTGTAATTATTACCAGTTATATGACCATCACCTAATGATCTAGTCATTTGAAGTTTAGCATATCTACCATGATTACATCTATATTGTGGAGATTTAGTCATTTTAGGATTTATTCCAGGAGTCATTACTTGAAGCATCATTTCAGGTTCAAATCTACCTCCTTCACTTAATTTTCTTTCCATCTCAGAAAGATTACTAGGTAAATGAATGTCAATTTCATATTTTTTGAATCCATTAATATAAACTTGACAAGAAGAATCACCTAACCAATAAATAGATGCTTGTGTGTCGGAAGCTACTACAATTGTAATAGTTGTTCCACTTTTTGTAGTATCTGGACCACTAGATTTCAAATATTCTTCAATACTTTGAGTAGGAATTGGAGAAGAACAGATTTCAATCCAAAATTTATCAGATTGAGAATAAATCCATGTAATTACATCATCATCACCATGACCATCGCATACAACAGTACAATAATCATTGTTATTGTTAAATCCAATCCATGAAAAGTCTTGTCCTTTATCTAAATTCCAAATAGCATTTGAAATAGAACCACCATGTGATAAATTTATCAAATTATTATTCATAATAGGTATAAAATTTTTAGTAATTTTTTGTAATCTAGATTCAAAACTGGAATATGAGATATTTAATCTAGATACCAAATTTTCAATGATTCTATTTTCAGTATTAGACTTAAAATTCTCTATAAGAGTCTTTAACTTAGAATCAAGATTGTGAATTTCTTCACAGTACATGTTGTTGGAGAGTGTTGTATTCATTCTTATTGTAGAACTATTGTAGAATCAATTTGAAATTTTTAATAAGCACCTAAAATCTATTAAATATTATTAATAACAACTAACTCACTCTTGATATTCCCATTTATTATTATCTTTCATTACTTTTACATAAGGTTTTTTCTTATTTGTAATCTTGATATTTTATTTTACTCATTTGATTTTTTATTTTCTATATTATAATATTTAAATTAAATTTATATATAGTATTAATTTTAAAATTGATTTATATTATAAAATATATATATAATATGATTCAAAATACAGGGTTAAAAAGAAATATAATAGACAAATATTATACAAAAATTGAAGTAGTAGATATATGTATAGATATTTTAAAAAAAAATATTGAGATTAATAATAATGATATTTGTATAGAACCTAGTGCGGGTAATGGAGCATTTATTAGTAATATAAAAAAAATATTTAAAAATTATAAATTTTATGATTTAGAACCTCAAAACAATAATATTATTAAACAAGATTATTTAGAATTTAATTTTAATACAATTATTGAACAAAAATATAATAAAATTCATATTTTGGGTAATCCACCATTTGGTCGTCAATCATCATTAGCAATTAAGTTTATAAAAAAATCTTGTAAATATTGTGATAGTATTTCATTTATATTACCAAAAAGTTTTAAAAAAGATAGTTTAAAAAAACATTTTCCATTAAATTTTCATTTAATTTATGAATATGATTTACCAAAAAATTCATTTACTGTAGATAATAAAGAATATGATGTTCCTTGTGTATTTCAGATATGGGTAAAAAAAAATATAAATAGAGAAGTTCAAGATAAATTAAAGCCAAATAAATATGAGTTTGTTAAAATAGATGAAAATCCAGATATATCATTTCGTCGTGTAGGTGTATATGCTGGTAAAATAGATATTAATATAGAAGATAAATCTATACAGTCACATTATTTTATTAAATTTGATGATAATATTTTTACAGAAGAACTATTAAAAAAATTAAATACTATTGAATATAGTTGTAAAAATAATACAGCTGGTCCTAAATCTATATCAAAACAAGAATTAATTAAAGAATTTAATATAATTATTTAATTATAAGATATATTCTTATTAGTTAAAATGTCAATTAAACCTTGTTTGTTTAATTTTGTATAACCCTTTATTTTATTTTGTTTACAAATATCTTTTAATTTTGCTACTGTAATACCTCCTCTTTTTCTTGGAGGTGAATATATAGATAATTTAATTTCTTTACCTCTTATAAAATTAGGTTTACTTGTATCTCTAATTGAGTTATATGTTATAAACTGTTCTGGGATATCTTTTATATCAATACTACATTGGACACGAGATTGTGAACTATCAACTTTAGGATTTATTTTAAGTTTCAAAGTAGGATGCTTTTGATATATTTTTTTTTGTTCTACCAAATAGTCAAATATTTGTTTTGCTTCATCACCCTTAATAGATGGTGGTATTTTCTTTACATTTGAAACATAATTTATAATTTCTTGTTCAGATAAATCTCCAAATAGATATGTATGTAGTTCTTTTGAATAATTTATTTCATAAATAGTTTGAATAGTTTTATTGTCACCATCTTGTGAATATTTTATAAGAATTAGTGTATTTTTACTTTCAAAATCATACTTATAAAAGCGTAATATGTCACTAGTGCATATACATTCACTTCCAGAAGTTTTAAGACTAACATTTTCATTTATATCTAATATATTTTTTTCTTTTGGAACATCATACTTATCAGTATTATTTGCTTCTTGTGGCAAATTAAATATGTCTTTTCTAATTTCATTTTCCCAATCGAAACCGTGGCTTTGGCTTGCGGAAGACATTGTGTTTATTCTTATATGAGAACTATTGCAGAATCAATTTGAAAAAATTAAAAACTATTAAAGTATAACTAAGTATGCATTGAACCTACTTTAATTACTGGGTGTATATCATTACTAGCAACATAGTTTTTCACAAATTTAGTTCTAGTCATAGAAGCTTCTGCTATAGGTTTATTGATTAATTCAAATTCATTCATAATTTCTTCAATATGTTCAGTTACAATATAAACATCTATATTATTAGATATATTATATCCACATATTCTACCTAATAAACCTTGTAATAATGTATCAGTATTTATAGATAATGAAGATTCATAAACTGCACATATGTGCTCCTTATTAAGTTCTTTACCTACTCTCAGTTTACTCTTAATAATAACACAAGTAAACTCATTAGGTTCTATATTATCAAATTGTGTAGAATTATTTCTATCATATAAGATGTATGGTATTTCTAATGCTTCACATACTTGAATAATTATATCAGATTTTGCAGTAACTGCTCTAAAAATCATATATTTCTGAAGTGGTTTATATTTACATAACAAATTCATTAGATTAGATAAATTTTCATAATTAATATTAAAATTAGAGTGTATTTGATTTGATTTATAATAATCAAGAACACCTTTATAATTATCACCTGGTTCCATATAAACTCTACCCCAATATTTCTGAGCTTCTGTATTATTATAAATGGAATCTAGATTAGCTGCTGTGGCTGTTACAGCTAGAATTTTAATATTATAAGTATCTAATAACTCACACATTTCACCTTCTAATATAGATGTAATCCCCAATTTTTCAAATAATTTACTCATAATAGAGTCTTTGGAAGACCCATAATGAATTTCATCTAAAATGATAAGAGAATCTTTGAGAAATTCAATAGATTTGATATTTTTTATATTTGTACCAAAATATACACTATTTATTAATAGTGTTTTGAGTGAATTATAATATTGAAGTTGTAAATCATCTGATATGGAAGATATATTAAAATAGTCATCAAAATGAGATTGTATTTTATCAATCCATTGATTTTTAAGATCTGTATCACTAATTGAAGATAATACGTGAAATGTTTCAATTTTATTCTGTTGTATCATTTGAAATGCTGTAAATAAACTAGAACCTGTTTTACCACTTTGCATTTGTGCTTGTAAATGAACAAAATTATGGGTCTCAAATTCAGTTATAATTTCATTACCTACTTTAATTTGATTATTATGAAATAGCTCATAAGTAGAGATTGTGATATTATCAGCGTTAATAGTAGTCATTTTAGACTAGACAAATGAAGAATCAATTTGAAAAAAGTAAAAAAGTAAAAAGTATAAATGTAAGAAGTGAAAATAAATTAACAGAAGTTGTCTTTTTGTAAGGCATTACAAATGGATTTGTAAGTATGATGTTTATGA